ATTAGGTGGTAATGGTCTGTTAGGTCTATTTGGTCTTAATGGCATATTAATTCACTTCCTTCTATTTATTTTCATTTATATTTTTGTTAATATTAGTGCTAGTATTCGTTTTTTCGTAACCATCTGGAGAATATGCAAATCTTAGATAAGATTCGCAAAGAATCCCGCAAATAATAAACAAAGCTATTATTACAACAGATAAAGAAATTACAACTACTTTTTGTGTTTTCATCCATCCATAAGAAATATTAGTAGCATCTTGTAACATTTTTCTATAAAAAATTATTTCTTCATTATCTGTATTTTTGTTATTTTCCATTTTCGTTTTCCTCCAAAATCAATATTTCATTTTTGTTATCACTCTCTTTCCGCACTAATTTTATCTTGTATTTTTTTAATAAATTGCTCAGAAATATGAGCTTTTTCCAAACTCCAAATATTTTCATATGGTCGATTTTTAATTATACTATCTGATTTTTTATTTCCAATTCCATCTATACTCATTAATTCTTCTTTGCTTGCTACATTTATATTTATCTTTTTATTCACTTTTTCTTTTATATTTATTACATTTGTATTGGTATTTGTATTTTGAACTTTTAAATTTGAAGAGATAAATAAAAAAGCTACTATTAAAATAGTAACTAATAAAAAATATACAATATTAACTTTTTTTACATTATTGTTCTTCATTTATCAATCCTAATTTCCAAAAGCTATATAATTCCAAAATTGTTGTCCATTTATTACTGGTAATTTAAAACCTCCATAATATATGTTTGAATTATTTAAAACATATATATCAGTCCATTGAGAATCATGGTCAAGACTATACGATCCTAATGCAGTCTCATAATATTGATTACCTGTAAGTTGTGAACTATAATAACCTAAACTTGGTGATGAAGTATACATTATAATAATTGAAGGTGTAAATGGAAGATCACTAACAGTAATATATGCCGAAGTAATTGTTTGGATACCTGATTGATTTACCGTATTGAAAGTTGTGGAATCAGAATTATGATAAGTTACAGTTCCACTTTTTACTTGCATTCCGCCTAAACTTTGTATTGTAGCACTTCCTTGCACTCCAAAAATATTTGCAGTGCTAAGTATATTACTTGAGATTAATTCGGAATCTCCTAATATTGTTTGATTCCCACTCAAATACTGTAATGCTGAAATAACTTGATTTGTAGTTCCAGGTGTATATGTTTGTGCACCTTTGCTTGGGATAGTTCCTGTTATATCTCCTGCATCTGTGGTAGCTGTATATGGTGCCAAAATCTTATCGGGTGTTGCTGTTCCTCCACCTCCTTCACCCTGTAATATAAAATTTCCTGTTGTTGCATTATATCTAAATGTATAGATACCATTAGCTTTTAAATTTGTTATAGCTTGACCATTAGCTTTTTTTAGCAATATAGCAGTTAATGAATTTATCTTTATACTTGTAGTTCCTGTACTATCTGCATTTATTTTTAAACATAGTGGGAAACCATCTATCAAGTTTGAACTTGTTATACTTGAAGCATTAATGGTATAAATATTTCCATTATTAGACGTAGTATAAGTTCTAAATAAGTTATCTATGGATTTATTTATCTCTTTTTGATTCCCTCCGGTTATATACAAAAGAGTAGTATTTGTGTTTATTGCTCCATAATCATATGTCAAATTGGAAAGTTCTACAGTTACATTTGCTGCATTCCCTACAGCTGCTATAATTTGATAGTTCCATGAATAAGCTCCGCTAGTTGCTGGTGCAAAATAATCTCCATAACTTCCAGCGCTTCCGTATGCGTATAATATTTCTCCATCATCGGGATCCTGCGCAAACAATCCAATTTCACAAATATAAGTAGCATCTATTACATTATCATTGTTAATCATGCCAGAGATAGTGGCAGTCTTAGCTTCTGTATTTGGTGTAATAGATTGAATACCAACATCGTATTGAGGATCTATTAAAGCAAGTAATGTTTCTGGGTTTTGAGTTCCTATTAACCCACTTCCTATTTGCATTTTAGTAAAGTGTAATTGTGTTCCTGCTTGTGCTTTAGCATATAAATTCCTACCTTTATTTGTAATTGACAAATTATTAAATTGTGCCATAATTATCTCCTTTCACTAAAAAAGACAATAAAAAAAGACCTTCTAAAAAGTCATTAATTATTGCCTTAGTTTTAAATTATTCAGTTATTGTAGTATTAGTAGTTTCAACTGTAGTTTTAGGATAATATTGATCTAATAAAGCTAACAATTGGTCAGCTTCATCACTTGTTAAATAGTTTTTTAACAACCATGTAGCAATAACAGTTTCGTAATAAGCTCTATCATGTTTTGTATAATTGTTTTTTATATCATAAGCTAAAACATTGTAAAAACTTTGCATTTGTAGCACCTCCTCTCACCTCCTAGTTAGGTAATGTTGTTTGAATAACCATTTCAATTAAAAAATCAACTAATTGTTTTTGGCTATTCATTTTTTTATTAAAATAATAATCTCTACCAATCAAGAAATAATCTCTTGCATCTTCTAACCCAATAAGATTTATTGTATCCTCTTGATTTAAATTAATAGTATCTGTCTCTAATATAATGTAGTTGCTACCACCATTAAAACTAGCTATTGTATCACCATATATCATAGTTCCATCTATTCTTGTTACATTTTCTATCTTTGATGTTATTTTATTGTCCACTCGCGAAAATACATAACCTGTCATTATATCGCCTCCTAGGTTGTGGTAATGAGTACATTAGGAATAATTGTCCTCGATTGTGCTGTTAAATTTTTAATTGACATTTGATTAGTTTTTGTAGTATCCGTTGGGTCTAATATTTTTTTTACTCCAAACTTAACATATTGTTCATCATAACTTCCAAAGCTAGCAGCTTCTAAATGTGATAGTGTTGTATACACCATTGTAACTTGTCCAATACTTGGTGTCACTGATAATGTTGAAGTATTTAGTTGCCAAATAAAATCTAATGCTACTGGTATTATATTTAATGCGCTTAAATCTGTTTTTAATTGTGTCATACTTAAATTTGTAAAATAAGTCTGTAAATCTGTATTGGAATTTGAACCAGTCCAACTTTGTGTTATATCTCCAGTAAATTTATGCCAACCTGTTCCATTGTGATATAACCAATTTGTACCATTGTCAAATGTTGTCAGCGTTTTGATTGATGTATTAGTTGGTGTTGTAAATGGCATTGTTAATGAAGAAATTGTATCTATTGTAGTTAAACTATAATTGCTATTCCCAGTTGTTTGTGTATATAAAGGAACATTAATTGTGTTATAAGAAATCCCAAATGCACTAGTTGGTATTGAATAATTAGATGTTGTCAATGCTATTCCGTTCATTATTTTTAATTCATCTACATTCCCTGTCATATAATATGGAGCTGTTCCTGTTTTTTGAACTCCAATGTAACAAGGATATACATCAGAGCTAACTAAAGAAGAAGTTGTAAATGTGCCAGTGAGTGTCGTAGATTGTAAAACTCCATCTTTAAATATATACATATTAGAACCTTTTCTTACAATTCTAATGTTATACCAATTATTAGCAGATACTATTCCATCAGATGTGACAAATTTATATTGCAGTGTACTAGACAAAACTCTTTGTACTATTAAACCTCCTGTTGATGATAAATAAATCAACAGGTAATGATCATTATTTGTTGAATAAACATCTAGGATTCCATATTGATTTGTGCTAGGTAATGAATTCACACGAAATCTAAAATCTATTGTAAAATCATTTATCCCAAAATTAAAATCCGAACTTGCTGGAATAGTTAAATAACTACTACCATTAAAATAAGCTGAACCATTTCCGAATACTTTATTGGTTGTATCTAATGTAACCCCAGAATTAGTAATTGTATGTCCTAATTCATCTTTAAATGTTCCTTCGTCCATGTGTAATAAAGCTTTAGTATAAATATCTAATTGTGCTTTATTATTCCCAATTAGTATTTTTGCACTATCTTGCAAAGAATATTTGCTAACGTCAGAAAAATCTAAATGAGTATCTGTTACAGTAGTTCCTGCAATAACTTCTTGTATTCCCATTAAGAATTTATCTGCTGTACACGGAGGATATTCAAAAATTGTTTCTGTCCCTGGTGCTATTGTTGCTGGTGCACCACTTGCTTTTAAAATATTTCCATCTGTTGCAACTATGCCAGCTATATTAAAGTCTGCATGAGTATAACCACTTCCACTTGCTACAATTGGTCTGCCTGTTGCATAACTAGAATTGTCAACTATATGGTTATTTATACTAGATGCATCACTACTACTTCCACCAGCTACGTTTACTATTGTGGTGTCATTTATGGAATCATCACTTAAACTAACTCCACCAATGAACTGCAAGTTGCTTCTTTGTATAAATGTTGTGATAGAATCTTTTATTGTATGTCCTCCACCAGTTCCGCCATATTTATGCCAAGCTGTGCCATCATAGACATTAATAGACCTATCTGTACTTAATAAATACATTTCGTTAATTGATATATTTGTAGTTGGTAAAGTGTCTACTTGATAATAATCTTTTTTGCCCATATCAACTTTATATCTTACATTAGATTTAGTAAAATATAAGTCTGTTCCATCAAACTCGAATTCTCCATTAACAAGTCCTGCTGATATCGCACCAGATGGTAATAAACTTGCATCTCTTAATTTAATACTAGCCATTTGTAAAGCAAGTGGACCATAACCACCGTTTAGTGTGCTCGCTCCACCTACACCAACATTAGCATATAAAATTGCTACAAAACTAAAAGCACCTGCACCACTTACTATCGGGCTAGAAGTAGTATTTACAATAACACTTGCTAAAGTAGACATTCCACTTGAATTAGTATTCAAAACTGGAACACTAGTTGTAGTCATAGACAAATTACCAAATGTAGTTGTTGCGGTATCCGAAACTGTAACCTGTCCTATAATTTGGTCCGCTGTATATGATACATTCAAAAAACCACCAATAGCTAAACATACATTATTTAAAGCATCTACCTTGCAAGAAACTCTGTTCAAAATAAAAGAACCCTTCGCAGTCGAATTACTGTAAAAGGCTCTTGCGCTTGTTCCACTGGATGCAACATTAACTGTGCCATCTTCAAAAAGAATTTTAGAACTTGCATTTGTATTTGACCAATTAATAGCATCCCCACCGCTCGAATATACGCTAGAACCAATTAATTGAAAGTTTTGCAAGTTTGTTCCTTGAAATGATAATGTATTGCCCGAATTAGAATTAAATAATATATTTTCGCAAATTACTGTTCCATTAAAATCTATAATATGATTTCCTGTTATAGTAGTTGTAAATTTAGTAGCACAAGTTAAATAAACATTAGCTTTAAATGTTAAGTTTTCTGTATAATTCCCTGGGAAAATAAAAATGGCAGTTCCGCTTGTAGCAGTATCTATAGCTTTTTGAACTGTTAAATATGGCTTGTTGGCACTACCGTCATTGTTATTGTCACCATTTTTACCTACATATATATAATTAGTTGGTTTTACATTTACTATTCCATCTAGTTTTGAAGCATATTCCTTGGTCATTAATCCATCAATAGTTGATGTTGCTTTTGGAATTGCTTCTAAGCCCACATCTTCCCATTCAGTTCCATTCCATCTGTAATAAGTTGGAGCATTGTTTAAACCTACTTCAACTGCAACCGTCCAGCCTTTTTGTGGTGTTGGATAAGTTGTGGATAAATCTGAATAAGCGTGTACGCCTTCTTTCCAATCTAATCCAGATACTACAGCAGCTATTTTATTATCTGTTTCTGCTTGAGTGTATTTGTCATCCCAAATAGGCTTATTTGTTGTTATGATATTATTTATTGTATTTTCTGCATTCTGTGCTCTAGAAATTTCATTATCTATTTCATTTTGCAAAGAATTTTCTTTTAACTTTGCTCTATTAGATTCACTAGCTATGTCGGCTGTTAATCCTGTTTCAGCATTTTGTGCTCTAGTCATTTCATTAGTTGTAGCTTGTTCCATATTAGAAAGTCTATTAGATAAAGTTAGTTGACCATTTCTAGCATTTTCAACTTCTGTTCGTAAATCTTTATCTTTTAAATTTCCTGCTAGCCCTGTCCTTGCTTCTCCTGCTACTACCATTACAACTTTATCAGTGTCTTGAGGTATTGTTGTAGGAAAGTTTTGCATATAAGTAAAAGTATTAGGCAAGTTAACACCTCCTTAAATTACTATTTTGTTACTGTTTTGGTCTAAAACATAATTACCATTTTCATCTAGCATATAATTTATTAACAATGGCTGGGATGATAAAGCTAATGTTTCAGTCTTAATTTGGCTTACAACTATAGAAGAATAATTATTTAATTGCATTTTTTCTGATTGGTCAAAATCCATTGTCCAAGTTTCTGTTTTACATACATTAACAACCATAGCGTGGTAAATATCAAAATCTATTTTAGAACGTCCAATGTAATTTACTCTAACGCCCTCAGGCTTGGGAATAATATAATTATGTTGGATTAATTGCTGTTGGATTAAGTCTACATATCCAGTTATATAAGCATTAAAACTCATATCCTGGTTATCTTGTAGTTGTAAATCTAAATCATTGTCATTTCCAAATATGTTATCCCAAATTGTATACATACTTTGAATGGTTCCATCCCAATTATTCATAGCTACTTTAGTTTTCAAAACAAGTCTGTAATATTCATCCTCTAGAATTGGACTATATCCATACATTGGTTGAAAAGGTAATTCTCTTTTTCTTCCTATTATTTGCCCTAACATATCAAGCTGATTCCCGATTGCATAGTCTAAATCAAAATTTACATCTAAAGATTTAACTACATTATAAGCACTGTCTATTTTATTTAAATGTGTGCTTAACCAGCTTATAAATTTTGGTTTGTCTCTATGCTGTGAGGTTATATTATCTAAATATTTATCTATTGCCATAATACAACCTCCTAAACTACATTTGCAGTTATATAGTTTATATTGCCTCTGCAAACTTCATTAAAATTTATAGATATATCTGTAGTACCTTGGCTTTGACTATGTTTAGCGGCTGTTATGCTAGTAATAGAAAAACTAGGATTGCTTAAGTCTGACATAGCACTCAAAGCTGTTCCCCATAATGCTGATAGTGTTAAATCAGCCCCAATTTTCATAGAGTTTAAATAAGCTTGTAATTTAGTTTTAATTGTATCTGTAGTAGCTGTTGTATATCCTTCTAGAGACTTAATATTAATAGTTACATCTATATCGATATACGTAGGTCTATAAAATCTAATTGGCGTTATTTCACCTTTAGAATCAGTTATATCTATAGATACATTCCCATTGGCATAACAGCCTATTCCTTTATGACTAAATATAGCCTGTGCAATATCTTCATTTGTTCCATTTTCTACTATCGCAGTTATGGAATGTGGTGGTAATCCTCTTGAATCTGTTTGCCCTGTGTCGTTTTCATATACTTGTGACCTTGTAACTCCTTCGAGTTGTGCTATTGCTCCAATTGTACCTTCTAACATTGTATTGCTTGGTTGCGCTGTGCTTTTTGATTGTCTTATTCTTAATGCGCTATCAGTTTCTATATAAGAACCTAGAGTTGCATATCCAGAGTTATAAACTCCATTCCAACCATAAGTTTGATTATATATACCGATTAAGTCTCCAGGATTAGCAACAATAGGTCCAGCAACTTCACAGGTTGCAATTACATCAATTGAGCCAGTATTTGGAATAGTTATACTTGGTAGTAAATCCCACTTAATATTATCTTTCCCGTATATAATTCCATTATTTATTATAGTTCCAGCTGTTCCAGTTACGGTTACTGTACACGTGCTATAAGTCTCGGATTTTCTTTTTATTCCATTTATTTTGACAATACTATCGAGTGCAGCTTTGATGGCTGTATTGGGGGCTCTGTTGTTATAGACTAATTGTGCAACTTGCAAAACATCATACATATATTCAGAAATTGTTGCTATCCATTGGTAATCTTGACTATCATTTTCTAAATATATATCTTGTCCGAATATATTTTTACATTCTGTAATTAATTGATCTCTTAAATTGTAATATGTGTCAATGTGTAACCCAGAATCGTCTATATAAGGCGGTATATACAATTTTAATCCCTCCTTTACAAAGTATTTGAAATTGTAACAATACCATAGGTTGTATTTACTTTAGCAGTAAAAGTGTAAGTTCTATCTTCATTTGAAGAACTAGAACTATATTCTATTATTTCTGTTACATCTGTTGTATTTAAAATTCTTTCTCTTATAAGAGAGTCTATAATTTGTAAATTATTTTTTGTAGATTTTGTTCCTAATATTTGTTGAAACAATGGGAGTCCATCTTCTGTATCTTCAAACCATTCACCTTTTAGGAGTTTTAATCGTGTTTGAATCGCTTGGCCTACTGCATAATTACCATAAGTAAGATTTTGAGAACCGCGGCCAAATGTCATATCTCCATTAGCATCTAAAATTCTGTACCTAATAAAAACACCTCCTTAAAATTGGCATAAAAATAACACCTTAATGATTCGGTGCTGATGTAGTGCCACCGTCAGAAGGCGCTGTGTGAGTATGTTGATTAAAGTCTATTCCATTTATTTTTACTGAGTTAGCTACTAAATTTATATCATTATCTTTTAATTCAATATAAGCTGTTCCTTGTGAATTTCTTAATTGACATGAATCAGTTGAATAATTTTGGATTCTGTTAGGTTGTGAATATAAACCAGGAATACAAATTGCATCCGATAAATCATGTCTTCGCTTTTCGATTTGATTTTGGATTCCTCCGTTACTCCACCATGCATCATAACACATATCTAAAAATATAATTAGACATTCATCGCCTTGTTTAATAGGCATAGTTAAAACATAATCGCCAGCCTTTGGGAATATTATTGGAACATCTAAAAGTAAAGGTAATTGGACCCATTGATTAGTATAATCTTTATTATTTACATTCTCTCTTATAGTAGGTTGAACTGTTACTGTTTGTTCAATAGGATCAAAACTTTGAATTACCCCCGGCATAGCTACACGAATATTATTTTTTGCATCATCTTTAAAACTTCTGAAAAATTCTTCATCCGTTCCTATTATTTCTCTTATATTTCTATATCCCATAATTGCCTCCTAACTCGAAACTGATGGGATCGTTCCGCCTAATTGATCTATTGTCCCAAAATCACAATACCATTCATTTCCTCTTGTATTTCCAGTATAAGTAACACTTATAACTCTATAAATACCGTTCTTATCTAGCCCTCTAAAGGTAAATTGATTATTAGCAGTTGAAGTTGAATTATTACCACTAACAGAAGGTAATTGTCCTCCGTCTGCATCTATTAAAGCTTTTGGCCTAGCTATTTTATAGTCTCCATAAATTGGACCATATGAGACTTGTTCGTCTGCTGGTTTCCCTGATGATCTAGCTGCATAAATATCATTATTTCCACCATATATTGCTACATGATAAGTTACCCCATTTCCATCAAACCAAAATACTAAGTCTCCTGCAAATGCTGCTCTAACATCAATATTAATTAATCCAGTTGCATTACATCCTTGCCATTGTGTTTCTGTATCTCTACCTATTGTTAACCCTGCTGTAGCAAAACAATGTTGTGCAAATGATGAACAATCATAATAAGTTAGTCCATTTACCACTTCGCCATCAGAGCCATAGTTATATCTAATGCTAGGATCATCACAAAGTCTTTTAGCTTCTGCAATTATTGTGTTTCTAACATTATTTAAAGATGTGCCTGTTTCTGACGTTGATGCTGTTGCCTGCGGAACTGAGTTATTATTATTTATTTGAATTTGTTTTGCTCTAACTAAGTTATTGTTAACATGAATAAGTGTATTTAGCTTAATCATTGGATTTAATAAACATTGTCCATTTATTCCAAAGTCAGTTTGTTGGGGTGTCCCTATAAGACCACTAGATGGACTTAATTCAAATATTTCATCTTTTGGCAAATCATCTAAATGTATAAGATTTAATTCGCCATTGTCCATATAGTATTGTAAATCATAACTTTTAGCAATTTGTCTTATATAATCGGAAGTTTTTCCGAACATAACCTTACCTCTAGTAAGCTTCTGGCCTTGTAATTTATCAGAAATGTTTCCTATGTCAACTGGATTTTCAGCTTTATTTGCTATATGATCTACTATGTCTCTGGCTGTTTGCCCTCTTGCTAATGAGTAATTAGCTATGTCAAAGTTAATTGCTCTATCACTGTCTAAAGCTATAATAGTAAGTTTAAAAGTATTTCCGCTTTCTCTTTCTCTTATAGTTTGCAGAATGTCTCCATCAAATATCAATCCAAATTGTTGAGAGCCTTCATAACCAGCTTCTACAGTTACCCTAACGCCTGTCATCATAATGGCGTTTTCTGTTTTAGCTGTTAAATTATAAATAACTATTTCACTTGTATTAGGCTGCATCTGTATAGTTTTTACTATTTTAAATGTACAATGTAATTCGGAAACATCTATCCCATTTCCACTAGAATCAATTACAACTATTCGATATTTTCTGCCAAATAAATAGTCTTTTATTTTCTCACTATTTTTTACTACTTCATAATTGGTTGCTTCTATGTTTAATACATCTGAATTACTATTTGAACTAGCTAGTGAACCTGTTGGCATAGTGCCTGTAAATTGACTAAAATAAGTATTCGCCGATTGTGTTCTTTCTGATAAAGCTTCAACACCTGCACGTTCCCAACTTTTACAAAAAGCAATTGTCAAATCATCAACGCTTCCATTGCCTTTCATAAAATCATCTAAAGATATATTTGTTTTTGAAATCCATTGTTTCTCTGTGCCTAAATTAGAAACATTTATCCCAGTTAATTCAGCCCAAAAGAAATCCATTTGGTGTTGAAAATCTATCCCATAAGCTTCTAAAGCAGTTCTTCGTTCATAACTCCATTGAAATAAACCGTATCCTATTCTATTTCCTTCTTCTACTAAATTAAGTTGAAAATCACTTTCTCTTTTAATATTCCCCATAACGGCGGCACATGATTTTTCTGGCAATCCTTTATTCCTTAAATAACTCCAAACTTGTTCTTGAACACTAATTTTTATCACCTCTTTTGGACATAAAAAAAGGCCTTGATATAATTATCAAAGTCTTTTTTTGTGTTTTTATTTTATATTAACGGATTTCCATCTGAATCTTTTATTACATTACAAAGAATTAAAATAAATTCTACAAAAGCCCATATTCCAGTAATAATCCATGTTATTCCTACTGTTAAAAATCCTAGAACAAATAAAATTATAAAAGCAATCCCTATTCCAGTATATCCAAGGTAAAATCTATGTATGCCAATTCCTCCTAAAAAGAAAGCAAATAATGCAGCTGCTATTTTAGATTTAGGATTAGAATTTGTAATATTATTTTCAGATTTTAATGTTTTTAAAGATATTCCACAACTTAAGCATACATCTGATTTAGGACTAACAGGTTGACCACATTCAGGACAATAATTATTCCCCTTGTTTCTTTTTGTGCCACATTTTACACAAATTACGGCTTTATCGTTCAAATATTTTTCTCCGCATTCCCTACAATACATTTTCATTACTCCTTTATTTTGAATATTATCTTCTTACTTGTCCATTATATCCACTTACATAAAAAGCGTCTATTTGCTGATTAGAATTTGTTGAATAAGCAGCAAAATAATATTCTCCCCATTTATTAACTATCGCATCTGAATTTATAGAGTATGAATCTTTGATTTCTCCTTTAAAAGCTTCATTAGCTATATTTTTACATTGATCGAATGTGTATTTTCCATTTATTAATTGATTAACATCTAATCTCACCAATATTCCTTCTGTTAATTGAAAGGTTTTTCCTGTATTTGGAACATAATAATAAGTAGATGTTCCATACTTCCATGTTCCTTCTGGCATAAATCTATAAGCTTGACTGTTTTCATAAACTATTGTGTCTAAATAACGAACCTTTTCTTTTGAATATTGTTCCACTTTATTTTCTGATTGATTTAATTCTTCTGGAACTGATGTAAGAGTTTTAGAACCATCCCAAGAACCATCATTTTGAAAATAATACCATGTTCCATTAAAGGGCATCCATCCAGTTACCATATTCCCTTCTGGATTGAAATAATACCACTTACCATTATAATTAAACCATTCTTTTTTCAATGTGCCATCCGAATTTGCATATGTCCAAATATTATTATTTTGTTTCCACTCTGCATGAACTGGAACATTTATCCCCAAGACTAAAGCTGCAACCATTATAAAGCTTAATACTCTTTTAATACTCTTCATACTCAACCCTCTTTCTACTAATTTATAGCATAATTGTATATTATTCTATTGAATTTATCAACTTTTAATTTAAATTGTATCTCCCCAAGCTAATATAAATGATGTACCGAGATTATATTCATTTGGGTTATCATCTGTAATTGAGTTATCTACTTTAATTAAATAAGCTGATCCAATCTTTAAATAACTATATTGTGCTAATAAATTTGCTCCTGTCACTAAATTAACCGAAGCCAAAAGACTTGTATTGTCGGAGTTAAATATATCTAATACCCAGTATTCTGCCTCTGTATTGTATCTAAGAAAGAAATTAAGCTTTATTTTTTTGCCATCTATAGGTATTGTGCTAGTAAAAGTTTGATTAGGTGTATTTGATAGTGGTATTGTGCAATAATTAGCCATAACTTCCTCCTTATCCGAATATTGATGATAGTATACTTTGGTCAGCTTGTTCTGGCTTTTGAACTCCTTCATTTGTGCTATCTGTTTTTTGTGCCCTTGCAGAAACTTTAACAGTAGTAACATTAACTACTATTAATTCTTTCAATGATATTGTAGCTTTTAAAGCATATGGGGTGTTCTTATCATCTGGTACCACAATAGATTCTATAAGCATATTTTTATAAGTTCCAAGTCTTGTGTATACGTCAATTGGTATTCTATCACTTTGCAATTTTTGAATTATTGTAAATGCATTAACCGACCTACTTGTGGAATCGCCATTATTAAAACTTTCAAGACTAGTTGCATATAAAGAAAGGTCTTGCATAACATCACTCATACCAATTTCAAAAGTCAGTGTCCTTGGTTCCATATACGCATGATCACTTATACTTGCGCCTGTTTGTACTGGGTGCTCTGTTATGCTTAATTTACTTTCATGATCTATATTAAAATATGCATCAAACATATAGTTGCCTTGTGCGGTTGAAAAATATGTTAAAGCTATATCTTCCATTAATTAATCACCCCTTGCAAGTTCCTAGTAAAGATACCATTATTATTAACTTTGCTAGAGATTGTATTCGCTGCCGAATTTGCATCACCTGTGCCATATACATTAAAGTTATTGGTTTGTGAAACCTTATTATTGCTATTTGAGGTTGTCGTATTACTATTAGATGAATTAGAAACTGCATAATTAGGAATAGTAGCATTAGAAAATTGGTCAGCTTTTAATTGTATGTCTTTTGAAAATGAGGTTATATCACCTTTTATAATGTCTTTTAAAGGCGCAATAAAACTTTCTATCCCTTTAGTTATAGGATTATTCACAAATTCATCTTTCAACTCTTTGAAAAAGTTAATTACGCTTTTGATTTTTTCTTGTACATATTCAAATTTTTTGGCTATCGCATCTATAAAAGTACCTGTTAAAGATTTTCCGCCTTTTAAATATGTTATAAAATCATCTATTGCAGCTATTAAAAGAACAATGGCACCTACAGGCCCTGTCATTATCGCTAAACCTATCAGTCCAATAATTTTAAGAATGTTTTGTAGTGGTTTTGGAATATGTTCTGCAATAAAACTTATTATTTTAGTTATTCCATTTATTATAAAGCCTAATACTTCTCCAATTGTCATTAGTATTCTTAAAGCAATTCCTAAAGTCGAACCTAAAACTTTTGCAATGTCTGGAATAGTTTTTATAAGCCAATCATTAAAACCTTTCATATTTTCCCTAACGCTATTTAAAGGTCCAGCCATATATTTTAATATATAATTGCCTATCCACTGGAAAGCTAAACTTCCAAGCTGTTTTAATCTAGAGAACTCTAAACCTAAACCTTGTACGACTTTCAAATTTTGCTGAAACTCTGGCGGTAATTGCAAGTTTTTAGAATCTTGTCTTAACTGGTTAAATTGCTTTAACAGAGTAGGACTAAACCACAAATCTTGCATTGATGCGCCCATAGTTTTTAATGCCATATCTACTTCTTTAGCATTTTCTTTTGTAGTCCATAATTGCCTAGATAATTTTTCGTTTTCTATATCCTGCTTAGCTAAATCACCTATTCCAGACATTAATTTTGCTATTCCTGCAACTACGGCTACTACCGCTGTAGCAACTAAAGCAAATTCAGCTACAGCACCTAAAGAGAATTTAGCTACATTGGCTGTTCCCTCTTCTGCTAGGCTTTTCGTTGCATCTTTAACGCTTAAAGCTTGTTCTACTAAGTTTGTAGTTTGTAATGCAGTACTATTATTGGGTTGGTTAGTTTTAGTTTTTATAGGTTCAGAGTTTGCTTGATTTGGGTTTTTCGTTGCATTTTTAAATTGTTCATTAAATTGAGCATATAACTTCATTAAGCTAACTATATCTTTTGTCATATTAGCAAAAGGAGTTCTTAACTCTGGTGTTAACTTTCCTACGCCTTGGCCAAAAGTATTAAACAAAGAAAAAAGATCTTTCAAAGTATCGCTTGACTCTAAAAAACCTTTCTTATTATTTTCATTAAACTTTTTTATGTTATCTTCTGCATTATTCATAGAAGAATTAGCTTTATTAAAAGAATCTTCATCAATTTGGAAACCTATTCCAATTAGGTATTGCTTAATTAAATCAATTGCTGCCATCTATATACCTCCTTCCCTCATTTTTTGAGCATCCATAGAGCGCTTTCGGTTTTCTTCTGTTACTGCTAGTACTTCATGAGCATCTAATAAATCATCAAGAGAATATGTTCCGTCAAAAGTTTCACGCTGTTTCCACATTCCGGCTATAACAGGAGCAAATAAAAATGCATCTACATTCTCTAGTTTGGATGGAATGAAATCTATTTCTTGTTTAGAAACTGAAAGAGGTTTCCTGAAAAAAAACCTTTTAAACTAAAAACTAATGATTGTATAGTTAGATTCATGACTAATGCTCCATCGTATTCTATATCATTAACTCCCCAAGAACCATTTTCATTAAGAATTGGTGTTCTGCCTGCATTTAGATTTTCATAAACCACTTTTAATGCAGATTCTTGAATAGATTGAAATTCTTCTTCAGATAAACTGAATAAAGACTCTGCTAATTCATTTAAATTTAAATCTTCTATTTTAAAATCTTCTTTTTGATTTGTATTAATATTATTAAAAATAGGAGTTAAAATTTTCATAAGTCTAAAAAGAATATATGAACTTTTTTTTGCATCCATTTTTTTTATTGTAAATTTGCGTTTGTTAATTTCTATATTTTTTTCTATCTCTGGTATATTCATAAATCAAATCCCCCTTTACTATGATTCTGTTATTTCTGCCGCCATAAGTGTCCAAGTCACATGTTGGCCTTGTGATTGGTAAGGTCTATCTGCTAATTTTTGAGGAGAAACTCCTGTACAAATTGTTTCATCACCTAAATTGTTAGACTTTATTGTAACATTCATGCTAGCCCATTCAGATGCCCTTGCAGTGTCTATATAGTTGTACCATCTTAAAAGTTGCTTATGAAATTCACTTGTTTGTTGTACAGTTATTGCAACAGTACCATTTTTAGCAATAATTTTAGATATCATAACTGTTCCATCTGCTGCTACATCATGTGCGGTTCTTTCTCCCGACATAGCTGTAGAAATTGTTCCTATTCCTGCGCCTGTACTTGTCCAAGCACCCACACTTGGATGATTACACGAAACTGTTACATCTTCAAAACTATAAGTATTAAACATTGTGCTACCTCCTATCTATTAACATACACGCTTATTGCGACATGTTGTATTGCGCCAGCTAATTTTACAAGTATATAAATTGGTGGTGATTTTCTTGCTTCTCTATCCACTTGTGATTGGTCAGCAATAGAACCAGCTAATATTTTATATCCTCTTGGTAAAGAATCACCTTTTTGTACTCCTAAAATTCCTTCTGTATTCCAAACACCCGGAGCAATAAAGCCTATTGTTCTTGCTGTTTCCAATGGTGCAGTAATATAATTTAATAAATTATTCATTCCGTCATCAGTTTGAGCAATCTTATTTTCACTAGTCAAACCATTCATAACCGCAGCTTGAATATTATTAGTAAGCATATCTAAATTAATGACTTCGTCAAAAAAAGTTCCATCCGCCATCTTCCCGTCCTCGAAAAGATTGTAAATAGAACCACGATTTATATATATATTTCCATTTAAATTTTTAATTATTGATACTTGACTTGATGTTAAGTTTTCTGCTGAAACTCCAACTAATGGTTTATAAGCTAATGTATAAGCAGAATTGGCGGTAGAATCATTCGCACCCATTGCGTAACCCATAACCGCCGATGTTGCATCGCCTGTAGTTGAATATTGGCCTAAACTTCTATGGATCTTATTATTTTTTAAAGTTTCCATTACATTTCCTGTTGTTCCTGCTAATACATCAGAATCACTTGTTGTATAAAAATGAGTTGAAACTGGTGTGCAAGCTTCAATGTAGTTTGCCACAGCAATTATATCAGCTTTTGCAGCCCCACATACTTCGCATGTATACCATTCTGTATTGGCTGTTCTACACGCTGTTACTGCTTGTACTGCTGTTTCACTTCCTGTTGTATCCCATCGACCTATAATTACTTTTGTAGGTCTTTTAGGTTGTGAAAAATACTTTTGTGCTGCTAAATACTCTGGTTCTGTTCCTTCCCAATCATCGGCATCCATGTCTGACATTTTGGAATATGTCTTTACTCTTGTTGCAGTACTTATTACAGTAGACGGTCCAACAATTAAGCCTACATTAAAGTTTGTTCTTACTGTTGAAACAGGTCCTACTGTAACATTTATATTAACTATGTCATTTAGTGATAAAGTTGACATTGTTTAATTCCTCCTATCTATTTGGTATTACTTGTATATCTGTTGAATTTATATAAGGTACTTGTGTTTCTCTTATAACTGCTTCATTAAATGTGCATGAAAAGTCTGTTCTTTCCCACCATTGTGCATTATAAAGTTCTGGCAAACGTGTTGGCATAGCAACATCCGTTATAAGAAAAAGGTTTTTTTCTCTAAATTTGAGCATATAATCATAACTAAAAATTGAATATCTTATTATGTCTGCATTGTCATAGCCATTAGGTCCATAGAATGTAAAATTTATTTCATGAACTCTTGTGTAACCAGTGTTTTTAATTAAATATTCATCTGTTACATCTTCTGGTTTTTGATAAACTATGTTTAATTCTCTTGCCAGTTTATTGTCTTGCGGAACTACACGAATAAAAACTATATCATCAGATATTTTCCGGCTTGGTTGTCCATCTAATGGCCATGTAGACCTTACTTTCCCTTTTCCTTGAGAAGTAGTAGGATCAATATTAAGCATTTGGCAAGTTATAGCAACAAAGAAATCTTTTAATTCTTGTAATTTTAAAACTTGTTCTGCCATTAGTCACTCGCCTTCCTTTGCCCTATAGCGAAATAATAACCATAATCACTATATTCGTTAACTTGATATATCTTATATCTATCTCCATGCCATTCTATTTCGTCAGAAAGCCCAGCTTCTTTTTGAGGTGTTTGTGTTTCATCAGCGCTTCTAGAGTTATATAAAATTTGTGTTGTATGAATTGCTATTTCTCCGCCTATTCTATCACCTTCGGGAACAAACTCTATTTGTTTCGCATTAGCTATGCTTATAACTCCTATCATTGTGATTTCATTTTCTGTGGTTACAAACTCACCATTGGGAGCCCAATCACCAGTTTTTCTATAAACTTTAATTGATTGTGCAAAAGCTGGATCTAATACAATGGAAGACATATCTAACATTAAATATCACCATCCTTTACAACATAAGTAATAGATTTTCTGAATTCGCCAGTATCTATTAATGGTTGATTACTTCCTTTTCCTTTGAAGAATTTCCCCCAAGGCGACATCCATCCATCAATAGTTGATTTTGCATTTTCAGCCCAATTATTCGCTGGATTCGTAAACCAATCTCTTGCTATATTCTGTCCTTGCATACCCACTTTTTCTAATTCTGGTTGAACATTTCCACCATCTAAAGCTACATTAACTGTATCTTTCATAAGTTCAATTATTTGTTCTTGATTTTCTTTATATTCAATTGCAGGTTCTAAAACTGGTCTTGGTGGAACTCTAAACAATGGGGAACCATGTTCATGTACATACATTTCATAAGCAGCACTATAACCTTTTTCATTTACATCGTGTTGCATTTCTTTAATCATGTCGTTATTTCTTACACCATTAGTGTGAATATACATTAATTGAGCATTAGTTATTTTGCTGTCTGGGTGTTCTGTACTATCTGGAATACCAATACATACAGTCTTTTTTGCTAAATCTGCAAGAGATTTTTTAATATCTGCGGTCATATCTTTAGTTATACTTACATTTGTAAACCCATTTAACATAAAAAACCTCCTTAATGTACAACCATTCCACCTTTTCCCATAAACTTACCTATTGTAGCTAATTGAGTCCCATAAGATGTAAGTAACCAATTAGCCCATCCGTCTATGCTACTTGCAATAAGATTATAGTCAGTACTTACAGATACATCACCAACACTTTTAGAAACATCTAATCCTTTAGCTTGACCAGCTTGTAAAACTCCTGCTGCTCCACTATTAGGGTCTGCTATTCCTCTTATATATAAAGTAAGAAAATGTGCTATAAACCAGCCCATAGCTAAAGACCATGATGTATGCCATCTAGATTCTTTTATAGCTGCATGCGCTAAATTTAAATATAATGTTTGTACTTCTTGCGGAACTATATAATTTCCATTTGAATCTTGCCCGAATTGAGGATATTGGGTATATAAATTTGTAAGTGTAAATTCTGGATTATCTCCGGCCTTGATATTTGATGCATTATTTATTATCTGTGATGCATATATTTCAGAGTCTGTGTTATACATTATTTAATCACCTACTCTTTAGATTTTGATTTTGTAGCTTTTGCAATTACTTCCTCTGAAGTTTTAAGCAATTCTTTCTTTTCTTCTAAAGCTTTTATTTCTTGTCTTAAAGCCTCTAACTTTTCTTGTCCTTTTAAAACTTCTTCGCTTTGTGAAGATTTTTCAAAAGGTTTTAATGAACCATCTTTAATTGCTTTTTTGTAATATTCATTTTTTGCAACCCAATCTGGTAACTCACAAAAACCTATTTTGGTTTTGTGAATTTTTAAATTTCCATGGCTATCTTTTTCTCCATTATCAAATCCTAAAACTTTATCTGCTAATACTCTTATCATTTCTTTTCCTCCTAAAATAAAAGACTGAAAGATAATTAAATCTTCCAGCCTTTGAAATTGTTATTTATTCTATTAAGATTAAATTCCATCTGTGTAAGCAGCACATGTATAGTACAAGTATTTAACTTGTGAAAACTGTGATGCAAAGATAGTTTCATATGAAGCACTTGTTGTATTTGGTGCCGTCATAACTCTGCTTAATGGAACTGGTAAATCTATATTAACTCTGTTAGGCGCTTTAACATATGCAACCATTCTTTGAGTTCCGCCTACTCCAGCAGATGTACACCATCTACAAGGATAAATCTCTAATTCTCTTCCTTGGTTTGTAGCTATATTGTTTTCTAACAAGTAATTTAAAATACTTTGAGTTCCAGCAAGAGTAACTGGTGTATTAGCAATATAAGAATAGTTAGCCCAGTCAATTAAGATTCTATTAGCCATACCACTTAAATCATAACCAGAGTTTGTTACTGTGTTAGTAAGAAGTTGGTTAATATCATTCATTATTTCAACTGGTGTTTTATTAACCCATAATGCAGAACCGCTCGCACCATTTACAGCGCCTGTTGCAATTATGTTAGGGTTATTAATTAATCCATATGTTCCAGTTTTGCTGATACCTACATATACATTACGATCAATCATCTTACTGTGATTTAATCTAACACCATCATCTAATATCTGTGATAAACTCTTACCTATTTGTTGAAGTTTTAATTCATCAAATAAAGGAGCTCTTAATATTTCTGAGAATGTATGCACTTTGAATACATCTTTTGAAATATTTGCTTGAGATACTGGAATATTAGTTGTTTCAGAACCTATAATTGAATCTTCATCGCTTCCAGTTGTTGCATAATCAACAAATACATTGGAAGTTATAGAAACCCATCCACCACCTGGCAACATATCAATATCTCTAGGAGCTGTTAAACTTGTTAAAGGTTCCAATAATCTAGTATCTTGTTTTTCAAGTTCACCAGCTAAGAAAGCTAAGCCTCCACTAGTTCCACTATCCATTCCAGGTCCATAAGCAGCGCCAGGGGCTTGTGCCATTACAACCCCACGTTGTCCAGAACTCATAATTGAGTCCATTGTTTGTTTTGTTATTGCATTCATATTCAAATCCTCCTATGCATTAAGTTGAGTTAATAAAGTTATTTCTGTAATACCCGAATCATCTTTTTTGCCTGTTGTCCATCTTGCATTTGTTAATTGAACTGCTGTTCCTCCTGCTGGTGTAGCAGTAGCAACCAAAGATCCTACTTTTGAAGTAGTTCCATCAACTGTAACTATATAAACAAGTCCGTTTGCTGTTGGAGTTCCCTCAGTACAAAATACTGTAGTTGTTCCCTGTTGTAGTACATCACATGGAGAATTAGGTTCAAATTGTCCTGTTCCTACATTAGCGCCATATCCATAAGACATTGATTGTTTAACTTCTGAGACTGCAATACCTCCAAAGTTAGCTACTGTTGCAGTGCTTACACCTGTCCCAGATGCTCCAAACAAAGAATAAGTATTATCAGAATTTGTTACAACACATGCGCCAAAAGGGATATCCGGTTGTGTTTCTTTTGCATCACCATCTAAAATTGATTTAACTGGTCTAGAATTTATTTTATTGTAAGGATTACGAGAAATTTTACCCGCATATCCTAGATTTAAAGATTTTTGTATAACTGTTCCTGGCATAATTTTTCCTCCTTTTATTTAAACAAAATTATTTATTATGTTTCATCTTTTCCCCAGCTTCTTTCCAAGCATTACAACTCTTTTCGGCTGCTTGGGCTGTGCTAAGTCTTTGGTTCATAGCTGCATCCATTGCTGATTTTTTATTATTTGCTACAACATTTAAAATATCTGCATAGCCATTATAACTATTAGACCTAGCATCATGAACTACAGATTTAAATTGTTTAGCCTTTTCAAGTCTTGTTTTTTCATCTGGAATAGACATTATAATTGGTTTCATGTCTTGTACGAACTTTCTTAATGCTGCATCTGCTGCTTTACCTTCTGTTTCTTCTTTCTTTTCTTCCTCTTTTGTTTCGGGTTCTTCATCTTGAACCTCAGTATCTCCAAGATCTTCTTCTATTGAATCCATTATTTCTTCGGCTTCGTCTGGCTCTTTTTTAGATTCCTTCAAACTAGCAACATCTTCTTGAAGTGACTTTATTGCATCAAATAATTGCTTAAACATATCATTTTCTTGTTCTTGATTATCTGGATCTTGATCCTTAACTTCTTTTTTAGGCTCTTCTACTTTCATGTTTTCCTCCTCTTCTTCATTCATTGCATCCATTGCTTCTGCAATATCTTCTGGTTTAGTATCTTGTGCTTGTGCTAGCACTTGTAGCCCCATAGCCGCAAGTATATTTTTTGTGATTTTTCCCATATATTTTTTACCTCCTATTGTTGTTTGAATTGTTTGATTAGGTTTTGAATCATGTATAGCAACTTTGCTACCAGCCCTACCGTTTTGTACAACTGCAACATGATTTCCAATTATATTTTTTTGTTCATATTTACCATCACCGATTTTTTGCCAAATACAATCATATCCACATGAAACTTCACGCTTTATATTGTTTTGTATTTCTGATAAAAGACCAGCATCTTTTATAATTAAATCCGCAATAAGAAAATCCCCATCACGTCTTATGTTTTGCATATGCCCTCTTTCAAGCATTGGTGTAGTTGTTATATCAAGATTTTCTGTAGGGTGCGTATTTGTAACTGATTTACCCTCAAAGCTTGACATTGTCGCTTCACTGAATAATTCCTCTGGACTTCTATAAACTTTGCATAAAGTTCCATATGGCTCATTAAAATCTGATGGGAGCTCTTGCCCATAGTATTCCATCCAACCCGTACGCCCTATTGGTACATTTAAACACGTGAGATAGCCTTCTGGACTAATAGACATATTGTCGCTTATCTTGTCACCATAATAAGTTAATTTCACTTTCTCACCTCCTTCTAACGAACGTTTGTTAGTTTGAAGGTGTAAAAGTAATTGTTACATTTGCTGTTCCTGTTAAAGTTGGAATAAATTTTATATAATTAGCTCTTATTCCAGATATAGAATAACTTTTAGATGTAGCTGATGTTGTAACTATTGCAGGAAAATCTTCCATTGCAGAACCATCAGCCTTCATTTTATCCATTTGAACAAAAGTTCCAGCATTGGTTTCTTTGGTGAATAAAGCTATAGAAAATGTTCCAGTTCCACTATTAACTACAACTTCTAAACTTCCGCCTGCATAGCTTGTCATATCAATTACTGTTGCGCTAGCTTCTGCAACTGATGCTGATATAGCACCTCCAAATAATACTTTTGTTGTGCCTTTTTGTAGTTTTGTTGGTAGTGGATAAGTGTTACTTACACCTTTTCCATTAGCTGTGATTTGAAAATTTCCATCTAACATTCTTTTAAATCCTCCTTTATTTTTTATTAATTTTGCGCATAAAAATAAGCCTTATTGCTAAGACTTTACCTATTTTTATGCAATTTGATTTAATTAACGCATAAATCAGACGAGATAAAGGATCACCGCCTTTCTATTTCTTTTTAATAGAATCTTTGCTTTTCCCTGCTTCTTTATAGGCTATTGCTTTTGCTTGGCTTGGTTTATGACCTGCTCTTTCTAATTCTGCTATATTATTAGATATTGTCTTTTGACTAGAACCTTTTTGCAATGGCATTTAATTCACTCCCTTACATTTAGGTTAATTGTAATGTTCTATTAACATATATTTAATTTCATCAATTGTTAATTCTCTTGGACTTTTTATAATATTAAATTCTTCTTTACCATCATATAAAAATTTTACATTTACTGATTCAAAACTAGAATCTTCATTATAATTGAAATGTAATTCTATTAATTTTATTTTTTCTTTTTTGAGACCTTTATCAAGTTCAGTTAATTCATTCATTATTTTTTCTTTACTTGTATTTGAAATATTAATCTGTGGTAAAAACGAACTCACTAAACCAGTTATTGTTCCATCCCATTTCTTTTCTTCCATTGCCTTTATCCCCCCTTTTATTTGCCTCTATGAAAGTAATCATTTAAAGTAGCTATTCTTTGCATTTCTAATATATCTTCTTCAGTTAATTGGACATTAGTAGATACTATATATGGTTGAGTTTTATTCTTTTCATTCTCCAATTGCGCTAATTCTGTATACCATTGAGGTGGAATTATTACTTTTGCTTCTATTCTGCGATTAATGCCTTGTTTTATTTCTTCTATACGTTGTTCTATCCAAATAAAGTGTGGAGTTATTCCTATTGGTGGTCTTTTGGTATTTGTTTCGCATTTAGTGTTCTTTATATAATCTCGCATCTCATGCTCTAAGATAAAAAGCTGTATGTCATCAATAGTTAAAAGTTCCTTATTTGATTTAGCCTCAAAACTTTTAACTATTCCAAATAGCTTATAATTAATTATAAAAAGATTCTCTTTCCCTATTCCCCCTGCCACTGGGTATATGCTTTTAGGTTCAATTGTTATATGTTCAAAAATTTCATCATCTACCATTATCTCTTCCCCTTCCTATTAATCCACAAGTTATAAGAACTATATGCAATAACGCCAACTCCTAAGATGTCCGATATTAATATTAGAATAATCCATATTAACATGGAGTTTCACCCCTTTAAACTTTCTCAGTTATATTTTTATAAAATTGAATCATCAAAATAAAGTAAGCAAGAAAAAGTATTAATTTTAAACTCAATATATTATTATTAAATAAATTTATTATCATTAATGCTGTCCATGCAATCATGCAAAATTTATAAATTGCTTTATACATATAAATCACCTCAATCCCAAAATACAAATTTAATTAATTTATATATACCAAATGCAATACCACTAAAAACACTAAAGAATCCAATAATGGCAAAACACTCCATAACTATAAGAAGTTTTTCAAATTCTTTCCCAAACATTATTTATGCCCTCCACATTTTTTTAAATAATTATTATTTCTAATTAATGACAACATCATAGGGCAATTGTTCTTGCTTTCTTTACAACTTGGACATATATTTTCTTCTTTAGTTCCATACTCTATATTTTTCATTTAATTAATTCACCTTCTTTCAGACAAAATAAAAAGACTAGCTTTTGCTAATCTTCTATTAATCAATTTCGGGAAATCAAAATTTAGCGAAATAATTATTCATATTATTCATTTTATAAAGTGTTTTCCTATATAATTTTGATACTTTTATTCATTTATGCATTTTATAGTGAATATTTATACTTTTTATTTGTGTATATTATTCATTCCAGTTTTTCAAACTCGTTATAAACCAAAGTTGTCCATCATAAGAATATTCTCTTTTGGCTAAGCAATACCTTTTCCCTTTATACTTCATTCTAAAAGTTTCAAGGTATTCATTTTGGCATCCAAAGCATTGCACTTTGTACTCGTTGACCTTTTCCCATTTTAATATTTTTGCTATAAGTATGTAAATAAATCTCATAATATCAAACCCTTTCTATACTAAGCTACAGTTTTGAGAACTTCTTCAAACTGTTTCCTTGTCATTCTAACTATTTGATTATTCCAATATACTTTATGTGGCCATGTTATAAAATCTAGTCTTATAATAGGCTCTGGATAACATCTACAATTGTATATATTGCCTGGATGGTAATACCCTACATTCTTTTCACCTGCTAAAGCTTCTGGGCTTGGAGGATTGTTCCAAAATATAATTACATCATCCATTTTACTATGGCTATCTCTAACCCTTATGTCTTCGCTAGTTCTCCATATATAAGCTTTAATTCCTAGGTTATCACATCTAGATTTAGTCAAAGCTGTACTTGTTTTACTTGTTTCAGTTCTAGCTATCAAATCAGCTTTAGCCTTTAACATTTCCGGGAATCTTTCTTGTAAGTCTTCCGCTATCTCTGAGGCTCTTCTACCGTTTATAGATTCTCTAGCTACTATATCTGTTATTTCAACTCTTATTCGCTCTGGCATACTCTTAATAAGCCTAGCATTTCTTTCTGTCTGCTCTCTAATAGATATTCCTATTGGTGTAGTATCTATCTCATGCTTTAGGGCTTCGTATATCTGTCTACCCTTAGAATTAACATTTGCTGCTGTTCTCCAAGTCTTTCCAGCATCAGTAAAAAGTGAAGTAACCATCTTCTTAGCAGAAGCATAAGCATATTTGTTAAATTCTTCTGACTTCATGAACTTTTTAAGAGTGTTTAATATACTAGTTAAATCATTTTTACCTTTTAATTCTTTTTCTAGCTTTCTCATTATTACTCTTAAGCTTCTTTGATATGTTAATTCAATTCTACGTTTTGGCTCCCATAAATCTTTTGCAGTTTTATTTATCTTCATGGATTACCACCCACGCTTTTTCTTTAAATCTTCTAATATTCTTAGGTGATCTTCTTCATCTTTGAGTATTTCAGATAGATACTTAACCGCTTCTTCGTCTCCTTGTTCCTTACTTCTCTCTATATCTGCTTTATAAGTATCAATTGCCATTCTTTCACTTTCTATTTCAATTTTCAGAGTGTCTGGAGTTGTATCCATGGCATTTGATGTATATGAATCGTTTGTGTTATTATAATTCTCATATGGTGGCATATCTCCCATTGGGTTTGTGTCCTTATCTGCATTGGCTATGTCTTCATCTGATATATTAGTGAACATATTAGTTGTATAACTTATTTCATGAAGTTCTGCCAAAGCTGTTTGTTGTGAAATTATTCCACTGTTAAATACTGTGTCTATTGCTGTAACTTTCTTTCCTACTATTTCTGCAACTTCATCATCAGAAGGAGTTTTGATAGGATTGAACTTAATTCCTAAATCATCTGGCACCATTCCAAATTCACTCATAAACATAACAGGTAATAGTTTTTCTATCTTAGGTTTTAAAACAGATTCTTGTTGTTGCCCTATCATATCATAATACATATTTTCATCAGATTCACCTGTTGCGTTCATTCCAGCTGGTGCACGTCCAAAAAGCTTAGTAACAGGAATGTCACAAGCCCCAGATACATCAAGCATAAATGATTCGTATATATCATTAAGTCCAGCAAAGGTATAATTTAAAGCTGATATCTCGTCTTTATCTCCTATTAGCATCATAGCACTACTACTTCTCATTTGATTTTGTGCTGTTTTAACATTGTAAAAGTCTTGTTGAGTTTGTGTGTCCGTCATAGCTAACATTTGGTCTAATCCATCAACTTTGTTAACTAAAACATTAGCTTGAAATATCAAAGCTGCTATATTCCAACTTGTATTATCTCTTTTAGCCATTTCATCATATACATGTTCCATTTCACTAGCTCCCCAGTGCATTTCTGCTTGGTCTTCCCAAAAAGGGAGCTTTCTCCCTAAGAATCTAATCACTCTTGAATGATGAACTTTTTGTTTTAAAGCTCCATTAATATCTTTTATTTCGTAAAACTCTGGAAGTCCAAAGTCTGGATCACTTATATCTGTTATTAGTTCTATTCCTGGATATATACCGCTCCACCTATCTAATATCATTAAACCTTTAAAAGAATTAGGCATTACATCCTCTATGTCTAAAGGTTCGTCCAATATATCTTCATGTCCTTCTATAAGCATTATAGCACCAGCACCACCGTATAATCTTCCCCAAGTTAATCCTTCAACTATCTTTTCTTTTATACGGGTTCTTTGTTCAAGTTTATCAAATCTATCTTGTGCTTCTGGTTTTAAATTTGCTGAAAGAGAAAACCAATTCTTGCACATATCTTCTGGAATAGTATTTATTATCTTCTTAGCTATCCAAGAGTTACGGTATAAGCTATTCATCAAATTATAATTACGTGTTATACGTTGTATTGGGTATTGAGTTCCTTCTAATAATGAATTTGAACCCACTCCCAATCTTGCTAATGGATTTTGAAAACTATCTTGAACTTGTTTTCTTGGAGGATTAGAAGTTGTCTCATAATCCTTTTTATTCACTTTGTTTTTATATCTTCTGTTTCTGCTCAATCTAATAAGCCTCCTTTCTATTATTTAATATCAGTACGATTCTTATAGCTTTTTAATATCATATCAACAAGCATTGCTGTTGTATCTGGTGCATCATCATGCTCATTCTTTCCTTGCATAACATAACTAGTTAAATTATCCATGAACTTATCATAGTCGCTGTTATGGTGATAATCTGAACGGAAATATATATTTTCTTTAATTTGTCCGCTTGCTAATAATATCTTTGTTTCTTTATTGGCTGTAGTAAATACTGGATCAAATCTTGTATAGACACCTTGTTCACGACATTTATTCTTTAAACTTCTGCAATAAACTTCTCCAGCTCCATTACTTTCAATTCTACATTTTTGGACATTGTATTTATCTAATATACTTATAGTAAGTGGCTCCGTTACGTCTACAGGTGATTGGGTAAAAATACAATCTATAATATAAACTTTTTTGTCAATTATGCTAGCAACTAACATACAATAAAAATCTGCTCCTTTATCAGCTAAATCTATTACTGCTGCTATGCCACTACTTTGTTTGTCTTCAATTTCTGCTAAAGTAAATCTGTTTAAGCTTTCAATAGGGAATAATAATCCTTCTGCTGGTTTAGGGTTTTGTTGATACATAGATTCAAATACAAATGAATTTTGTTTCTTAATAGTTAGCAATCTTTCAAGACTATGTTTACTTTCCCACAAAGCTGTCCCTTCTTCTCGAGGATCTTCTTCTGTTGGTGGTCCTATTTTAATCGCTGGGAATATAACTACATACCAGTTTTCTTTTTCTCTTTTCAATATTGTTCCTGCTAAATCATCTTGATGCCATCTAGTTAAAGTAATTAATTGTTGGCTTTCATTATGTAGACGAGTTTTAAATACTGTATCATACCAGTCTTGCACATTTTGTCTTATTGTTGGACTCCATGCATCTGCTGCATCTTTATAAGGGTCATCTATTATTCCTATATCTACAGGTCTACCAGTTAAGCCGCCACCTACACCTACAGTAATAAAACTTCCTCTATGATTAACGACTTCAAACTCTTCTGAATTTCTTAGCCAGTTACTATCTCCTCTAAAGCCTTTCCCGGTCAATCTAGTTTCTAGATATACTTGCTTATATTCTTCACTATCAATTATTCTTTGAACATCTCTGTTAAATTTACTTGCAAAACTATGGTTATAAGATGCCAGGGCAATTCTTAATTCTGGATTATCTCCTAAAAGTTTAGCAGGTAGTCTTCTACTACATAATTCTGATTTACCATGTTGAGGTGGCATAAATACCATAAGGTTTTTAATCTCTCCTCTAGAGAATTTATCAAGTGCATTTGCATATCTTCTATGATGATCGCTTATTTCATAATTTGAGAATGTCCATTTAGTAAAATCAATTAAACGTTCTGTTGCTTTTTCTTTTTCTTCAAGTTTAAGTAATTCTTCTAATTCTAATAATTCATTATCTGTTAGCATAGCATCACCTATTCCTCTAATTTCTTTTTAAGCTCGCCTATGCGTTTTTGTCTTTCTTCTGGTGTCATATCTGTATTTACATTTACATTAGTTTCACCACTATGTTGAATTTCTTGTTTGTCTCTCCACTCTTTTGGTTTCCTGTTCTTTAACCAAAATATTTGTGCTGAAGTACTTCCTTGGACTTCTTTCTTGACTACTTTCGTAACTTGAAGTTCATATTCTCCGCTTTCTTGATTTAAAACTCTTTCTTTTGTTATTTCATCATATGAATATCCTAATGCATTTTTATATAAGGCATTTTCAACATGTCTGTCTGAAATTTCTTTGTTTACCTTTAGGGCCTCCGAAAACTCCGAATGAATCTTTTTATATTCATAGAATGTACTAGGAGAAATACCTAAATTATGTGCTATTTGTTCATCTGTCAACCCGTCTCTTGCGTATCCTTCAACTACTATTAAATTATCTTTTATATATTCTTCGTATTTTGATTTAGCCATATCTCATTCTCACCACCTCCACTATGTTTATTTAATATATTTATTTTTTTAAATTCCTATCTTTTAACGTAAACTCGATTACTAATATAAACAAATAAGTGCAAATAGTTTCTATCAAATCATTTCTATATATTGTCACGCAACTATAAACCATTGCTATTGTTTGTAGCAATTTGCAAATTTCATTCTGTATTTTCTCAAAACTCATTTCTATTTCCCCTTTTATTAAATTAAAAAAGAACCCTATTAAGAGTTCTTAGTGCTTTCTAGTATTCTTTCTATCAATTCTTCGTCTGTTTCATCCGGCCTTCTTGTAAGTATTTTTGGGTTTTCTAAAATATCTTTTATCCTTTTCTTTTCGTTTAAAGGTATTGTTAAGCTTGTTATTGTATCTATAGTAGATAAACTAAAATTAGATACTCCTGTTGTTTTTAAATATACTGTTTTGATTGGTTTTTCTTCTCGCATTCTCATTTTCACCCTTTCTTTTTAACAATAAGTACATGAAAAGCAAAAAGACCTTTCGAGAGGTCTTTTAATCTCTATCATATTAAAAATTCCATTTGATCTATAAAGGTCGCAACTTTATAGATAATATTATATAAATACTTTTAATCTACTTATTACCTCAACGCCTTTTAAACTTAATCATAAAACAAACCAGTAGCCACTATATTTCGTGGATGGAGGGATTTTCACATCCTTTCAAAATATTTGTTAGTCAACTACTGGTTCATTAAAGGTATAAAAGGGTAATTGAGAATTTATGAGAGGTTACAGGTTTTCTTCTGTTCCCACTTACTATTTTATCTCATTTTAGCAAGATAATTATTCGTGTTTTATTCCTTTTTTATTCCACCAAAACGCTTATTTACTTATACCATATAAAAATGCACCACATTATAATTTATGTGATGCATTAATTGTAATTTAAGAAACTCTTCCCCATCTATCAAAGTCAGCAATTAACTCTATAAGTTTCCATTTCTTTTTATTTATTTGAGATTGTGACCAATTCATTTTAATACCTATCTGTTGCTCACCCATTCTTTTTTCATATTTCATTTTAAGCAATTCCTTATATACGCCTTTTATTGGTTCTAGTGCATCTTGCATATAACAATAATCCAATTCTATTTGGTCAATTTGTTCTAATAGTTTTTCTCTTTCAAGCTTCTTCTCTGCCATTCTCTTGATCTTGAATTCTGTTAACCTCATTGCTTCTTTTTCAGCATAAGATGAACCATCACCACTTGATTGTACTCTTTCCTCATATGATATAGGTTTAATTCCTGGTTCAATGCTTATATTACAATTTCTTAAGTCTTCATCTATAGCATTTATTTGCTCATTTAAAAGGTTTATTCTATTATTTAATGAATTAATAAGTTTGTCCTTTTGAAAGTATACACGAACTCTATTTTCAGTTATCCTAAATAGTTCTTTATCCATGTTATTCCCCCTTAATCACAATCAATTGGTCTATGCATATAATGACGTTCTTTCTTTTTGATATATGTTTTAAAGTTATCTGTAAGTTTAGTTACTCTCTCTAATGTGGCTTTTTCTTCCTCTAATTCTTTCTTAAATTTATCATATTTATCAGCTGTGTATTCTACTCCCTTTATAGCTTTATTTACTGTGTTCATAACGCTTTGGTTTATATCAACTTTTTGTTCCAATGAATGTTTAATTATCATCCAATCTTTATAAGTTAATTCTCCTGTTAATTTACTCATTGTTATCCCCCTTAAATTTCTCTTTTGAAGCATCTAAAGTCATTAATATATCAAATATTATTGATTGAGCCATTTTCATTCCTTCAATCAGTTTAATTTTTGGATTTTCTTTTTCCCATAACTCCGTTTGAGTTGTAATAATATCATATACAAAACTTACTGTTCTTCTATCAAATTGATTATTTATATCTTTAGTTTCAGGCAAAATATTCATCCGTTCCATACCTTAGTCCTCCTATAACCCTTCATATAATATTTTTATCAAGCCTTTTATTGATTCATAGTTATAAAGCTTACGTTCATTCTCTTTTATGATTTGTTGAACTTCTGCAAATTGATATTTTAGGCTTTCAAGTTCTTCTGTTAATTTTTTATTTTCTTCTTTAAGATTCTCATTCTCTTTCATATATTCTTTTATTGATATACTTTGATTATTTAATAGTTCTTTGTAATCTTCTGTCTCTTTCTTATACTTTTTTAAGTATTCTTTTTTAGTATCTTCTAATTCTTGCTGTAACAGTTTTAAATGTTCTTGATATTCATCATAATTAGAAGCTGATATTTTTTTAGATTCTTCTAATTCCTTTTTTAATATTTCAATAAGCTTTTCTTCCTGTTGTTCTGCGTGTTCTAATTGTTCCTCTGCATAATTTGGTGTATGAGTTGGCTTTCCTTGTAATGCTAATCCATATTCATACATAGCTCTTTTTTGGCAAATAGATGTATTACAATAAAAATCGCATCCGCCTTTATCATAATGTTCACATCCTGTAACATTACACTTTAACCATTCAATTATAATTTTGTCTTCCATTCTCTATCCCTCCACAATCTTAAATCTATCAGTAAAGTATGTTGTAATCTCTCCTAAATCATTTTTAAGTTCGTAATGATTAGGATATATACTTTGCCTTCTGTTAACCCAAGTATTTTAATTTTGTTATTTCTTGTTGTTTTATCATTTATACAGATAGCTGTCATTTCTTTGTTATTTTGCATATCTAACATTATTTATTCGCCCCCTTAACTCTTGGTCTAAATGGTAGCTTCTCTAAATGAAATGGATATCTTTCCATTACTTCCTCTGCTGTTATTCCTTCAAGCTGTAGCATTCCTAATGCAGATTGCAACATATCGCAAAATTCTTCTATTGCATGAAATTTATCTTTCTCTTTTCTTGTAAATGTAAACTCACGAAAAGCACATCTAAACTCTGTTTCTTCTTCGATAAATTTATCATATTGTTCTCTTTTACTTATTCCAGTTAAATCTATATTTTTAAGATGAATACCATCTTTAAAAGCATTGTTTTGTGCTATTTCAAATCCGTGTTCCATTTATTTTCCCTCGCTTCCGAATAAATTCTCCATATGAATTTGTCTATATAAATCCGATGTAAATACCCAATCGCCTATATCCTTATGACCAAAATCAGCATCATTAGTAGTATAAAAGCATTCTCCCTTATCTAAATCTATCCTGTTAACTATGCTTTCAAAATATCTGTAATCTTCATCTATCATATAAGCTGTATCGCCTAATTGAAATTCTTGTTTAGGCTTTATATCCTCTAAACCTAATATGCAATATCCATCTTGTATGCCTTGTGGAAATTCTTCATGTGTTATTTTATATTTAATTTTTTTGGCTATTTCATTGCCTGTATAACCTTGAAAACTATTCCCAACCATATTTTCCTGTTCATATTCCTTTAATACCAAGATATCTCCAACTTCATAATCTGAATCATCTTTTCTTATTTCAAAGTCTTTTATTCCTTCTTTTTGCAATTTAAAATATTTAGGTGATATTTTCTTTTTAATTTCTTTCATTTACTCATTCCCTTTCATTTTGATATTGATAGCCATATGAGAGAGGAATTTTGCACTTGTATTGCTTTTATTCCTCTTTCTCTGTTTAATTTTTACATTAACCATGTAATTAATTTAAATAATCCATATCCGCTCACACCAATTATTGCAATTACTCCTATTATTGCTAATTTACATAATATATCAATAGCGTCTCTCATTTTTGTTCCCTTTCTTATAACTCAGCTTATATTTATTATCTAATTCTAAATGTTTTTAAATCATCTATTCTTATTGAATTGTAGCTTGTACCGCCATAGTTAAATTCAATATAATCCTTTATAATTTCGTCATCATCTGGACAATTGGGTCTATTTATATTTTCATCTATATTTAAGATAATAGGTTCTTCCATATCATCCTCGAATATAATTAAATATTTTGTTTGTGGTGTTTTTATATCTGCTATAAGTTCATTTGTTAACATAGTTATACCTCATTTCTTTTTTAATAATTAATTCCTAATTGGGCAACATCCTTTATGCTCATTACAATTTTTACAACTGCAACTACATTCTAAAAATAAAACATCTTTATTTTCTGTGCTTATTAAATACGTACATGGTTTATATTCTTTCATAATTATTCTCCTTTCTTTCTTAATTTATTAGTATTGCGTAAGAATTAATCTTCTACGATATGTTCCAATGCTCTAATCAATACCTTTTTTAAATCTTTGTCTGCATTTTCCCAATTGCAAGATGCTTCTATATCATTAGGACATATATTTAACTCAAATAGTTGTACACACCAATCTTCATATACTGTATATATATTAATCTGATTATGAGTTCTTATTATGTTAATTAATTCTTCTATACTTAACTCTTCATAGGTTTCTCCTGATTCCTCTTTTATCTCAATTACATCATTTGGCGTTATGTCTAAATACCTACATATCTTTTCTAAATGATCCATATCCATTTTTTCAAATGAATTTGTGCAATATCTATTAATTGTACTTTTATTAATTCCTGTTCCTTCTGAAACCTCCTGTTGCTGTATATTTTTTGTCAGTAAAATCAAATCTAAATTTAATTTAATCATTTATCAATTTTTCCTCTCTTTATTTATTACACAATACTTGAGGAACATGCCCTGGTCCTCCACCTTAATTTTTAATAAGTGCTGCACAATATCTACATCTTACGCATTACTTTTTAACGATAAGACCACATAATCTTTATCCAATCCATACTCTCCACCTTGTAATATATAAGTTATCTTTCTATAAGCTTTCCTGCCTGTATACATTCCATGAGCATATTCATGTAATACCAAATTATCACCAACTTTATAATCTCTATCATTTTTTCTTAGTTCAAAATTCTTAGTACCATCTAATATTGATTTAAAGTATCTTGGTAATATTTTTAATTCATGAGTTGTATTTTCTTGAAAATCCTCTATTTCTAAAGGCTTTGCTGTAAATGTCTTAATGCCTTCACTCATTGCTCTACCTCACTTTTAATGATAATTCCGATACTTTTAATAGATGTTTTATTATTATATTTAAACGTCCATTCATTCTTTAAATCATTTGAAAACATTTTTCTTGACTGAATAGTACATTTATCTCCATCAAAAGAAATAGACTTAAATCTTGTACAATAGTCAGCATATTCACTAAATGCTTTTAGGACTTTTTTGTATGTTTTATACTGCACCCCTTCTAAAATTTCATATCCTAACCTTTCCTTATTTATTACCGAAAAAGATTCGTTGAAGTAATTACATAGTCTTTTAGTTCCTATTTCTCTTATTACTACACAACCACGATCATTGTCTATTTTCTCTACAAACCCAATCATGAAATCATTAGGTACTATTGATGTGTTTGCGAAAACTAAATCACCATATTGTAATTTTGATGGTTCAAGCATATAAGATTTAACATATTCATCTTTTTCTTTAAATCCGCTATACATTAAACCAGGAATAATTCTTGATACTATTACCATTAAAATTCTTTCTTTATCTGTCATAATTAACCCCTTTCTGCACCTTACTATGCTTCGTCAATTACATTTCACGCACTAGCCTATTGCTAAATATTTATCATCCTTATCTCTTTCTTCAATCCAAATGTGTTCATTTATATCCAGTTTTTACATGGTGGAGTTAAACTTTTATTTTCATTCATTCTTTTAATTCCTCCTTTGCTATTTCTAATGCTACATATAACGCCATAGACCAAATTAAATCAATTAAATCCAAGCTATTTATTCTTCTTATTATTAGCTGAGTTCCGTTGCTCATTCTCTTTTTTAAAGTAACTTGGAATCCTTCAAATGTTTCTATATCTATTAAGTAATCATTATCATGTATAAATTCTATTAATTGCCCTAGTGATAATACTTGAATAGCTGTTGTTTTAAAATATTCCCAATCTCCTTCAATGTCGCTTTCTAAATCAATGTTTAGACATAATATATTGCAATATCTTTTATCTTTTTCATAATCCCTTTTATCAACATATAAGTCTCCTTCATTGCATTTCCAATATTCCGAAAATACTTTTTGTACTTCTTTGGACTGATTTAAAAGCCTTTCTGCACTTATATATTCCATTTACTTATCCCCTTCCACCTTAGTAATTAAAACTTGGCCTTGCTTTATGGCTTTTATATCCGCACTATCTCCGATTTTTAAGCCTAACGTTTCAAGCATTGGTTTACTTATTACAATAATTGCTGAACTTCCTAGCTTTCTTATCTTTCTTTTCACCCTATAACCTCCTTTTAAAAATCTTTTCTAATCTCTTTTTTCTATAATCTTATTATATCAAAAGGTATCTGAAATAGATACCTTTTTTCTTAAAAAATTTTATAAAAAAAATAGAGAGTTTATAAAATCATCTTATTTTGGCTAAAATGGTGAGTCACCATCGTCGATTGGTGTTATATCTTCTTCAAAATTCCCACCAGTAAAAGTATCTGAATTAGGTACATTATTATTTGATTTGCTTAAGAATTGTACCTCTGTAGCTAAAACCTCTGTTACATAACGTTTAGTTCCATCTTTTGCATCGTATGACCTAGTTTGTATTCTTCCGCTAATAGCCATTTGACTTCCTTTAGTCATATAATTAGCTGTGCTTTCTGCTTGTTTGCCCCATATTACAACTGGTACAAAGTCAGCTTCTTTCTGTCCTGTCTTAGTATTGTATTTATCTACTGCTAGGGTTATTGATGTTACACTTGCCCCACTTCCTGGAGTAAATTTAAGTTCGGGATCTTTTGTTAATCTTCCTATAAGTACAACTTTATTCATTATCTGCATTCTCCTTTGTTTCTTTTAATATTGCACATAAACTACCTTGATTTGTTTCGCTGTCTATCACATCGCAAGCTCTATCTAAAGGGCAATCTTCACAACATATTGGTTTAAAAATATTTAATAATTTCCCTGCTATTTCTTTCTTACTCTCCATTTTCTGCATTCTCCTTTTCTTCTTTTTCTGCCTTAACTACTATTACTGGATATTCTGTTATTGCCTTTATATCCTCGTGTATTTGGTTTAATTTATCCTTAATGATAACTATATCGTCATTGGTCTTTAAAATGTGCTGTGGAACAAATTTCAAAGCATCTTCAAACTTTGTGCAATAGGCAACTGGTTTTATAATTTCATTTCCTACATTTTCTGCTTTTGTAAGTCTACTTTCTTGAACAATACCTTTCTTACTAACTATAAATTGTAAATTATCACTTGTTATTAAATATTCTCCTATACTAATTTTCATTTATTAAATTCCTTCTTCCTTGATTAAATTTATAAATTCTTCTGTTGCTGTTGCGATTTGAGTTATATTAGTTGCTTGTTCTTGGATTGTAATTGCATTTTGTTCCATTGATTGAGTCATTTCTTCTATGTCTCTATTTATATCTGTAATACGTTCAATTCGAGTAATATTGCTTTGTTTCAAAAACTTACTATCTTCATTTGCTTTACTAGCTTTTTCTAAAGTAATTGTTGTCATTGATTGAATATCTTTGATAATATTCTTAATTTCAGTGCTTGAATTATTTGCTCTTGATGCTAAATTCTTAACTTCTGTAGCTACAACCGCAAATCCTTTTCCGGATTCTCCTGCTCTTGCAGCTTCTATACTTGCATTTAGTGATAATAAATTAGTTTGATCTGAAATATCTTTGATTGTTTCAACTATCTTATTTATATCTTGGACCATATTATTTAGTTCATTTACGCTATCAAATGTATTTGTAATATTCATTCTAAAATCATTCATTATAGGTCCATTTTCTAAAGCTGATTCATAAGCTAAATTTACCTTTTCACTTATATGAACCATAGTTGCAGCCATTTCCTCATTATTGGCTGACATTTCCTCTGATGAACTCGCTTGATTAGTAATATTGTTACTTATATTTTCTACGCCTTTTAAAAAATATTCATTTGTCTTTTTGACTTGGTCAATGTATTTCTTAAATTCCTTTTCTTTCTCTTCAAGCTTTTGTTTATAGTCTTTTGATTCTTTCATTAAATCCTTTGCTGTATCTTTTGTTATGTCTATATCTATTCTTAATCCTTCATTCTCAATTTCTAATTTCTTTATGTCTTCTTCATATCTAGCTAACGCCTCTTTTCTTATAATTTTATACATTGTAATTCCTCCCTTTATTTTTTATTTACCCTTCTTTATTAATTTCCCTTTCATACAAAATCCATTTATTGCTCTTTTCCCACATCCGCCATAGCATATCTTTTTCTTTTCACAATACCTGCAACCTACCCATGTTCTTCCTAATACATCTTTAAAAAATTTAATTTTGCTTGTTTTATTATGCTTTATATTCATTTCATTGTTTACCTTTCTTTGCATTTCTTCTTTTCTTTTGAAGTTCATAGAAATCTATAAATCCATATTGATCTCCATATTTCAAACTTCTAGCTACAATGCTTAATTTAAAATCTCTATATTTCCAATGAAACAATTTAATTCTTAACTCTCCTTGCTGAGTTGTCATTCCTTTTACATCTATATATTCAATAGAATTATCATTATGGTATATTTTAAAATCTGGCGTGTATGTGATGGCCCTATAAGTTTTGTTTTGCTTTTTAAATCCCTCTATAAGGGTAAATGTTGGCTGTAATTCAAAGCACTTTATTTCGCCTCTAGCTTGTCTTAATTTTAATGACTCATAATAATGCGCTTCATCTTTACTATCAAAAGCTATGCCATCTATTGTTATCTTTTGACTATTATATTTGCTCATTTATTCCTCCTAATATTTACTTCCCATATTCTTTTTATAATAACTTGCCTTCCTTTTCCCATGCCTTTCTTTCATATACCCTAATATTTCACCTTCTCTTATTTCTCTTCTTTTAGCTATATCTTTTATAGTTTTATCTTTCCATTCTTTTGCTGTCATTTATTTTTCACCTCACATATTTTTTATTCTTCTTACTCTTCATCTCGAATAATTTCTATTTCCTTAGGAACAAAAACTAATAACTTATCATGGCTTTCTGAATCCTCTGAATAATAAACGTCCTCTGTGTCTGAACAATAATACTCTTCACCAGAAATTATTGATTGAATAACAACTTTAGTATCTTTTGGATATTCTTTTATAAATTCTTCTAGTTGTCCTATAGTCCATTCATTTTTATTTTGTTCTATGAGTTTTACTTCTTCATAAGTTTTTTCAAAAATATCGGGTTTGCATGGATAAAATTTTCTATCATCTGTTGAAAATGGTTCTTTAATAATACAATCACCAATGTCAGCTTTCATTTCGCCTTCTTTAGTTTTAATAATTAGATTGCCTACTTGACAAGTCCCGTTACACAAATCAATTCGGAATGTGTTTTCTTCAAGTGTAGGACGTTGATTTTCTTTCTCGTTATTAGTTAGAAAATCAAACATTTCCCTTTGATTTTTCCCATCCCATTTCACATATTCTATTTCAATTGGTTTCTTTTTTGCTTTTTTAATCATATTCTTATTCCTCCACTTCTTGAACTTCTTTTAATGATTCCAAACTTTCTTTAAACCCTGTTAACTTGTTTATTAAAGCTTTTTCTAGTTCCTTTTTACCTTGTTTCCCTGCTATGCCTATTTTATATTTAGTATCATATATCTTTGCACATATACGGCACTCTAATAACTCTAAATCATCCATAATTGCTTCTCCTCCACATCCTCAAACTTTACATTGAATCTCTTCGCATCATGTGAATTTAGTTCTATACAAATACATTCTTGCATCAATTCATCAATTGCAACTATTTCTAAATTGATTCCTGTTACTTTTTTAGATTTTATAGCTTGTCCTGTTATATATTCCATATTTAGCAACCTTTCTTTTTAGTTTTATTTCTATTTCTAATCCGCTTGTTGTATCTATCAATTTGCCTAGCTTCTAAACTCAATCTATAAAGTACATTCTCATATGCAGTATCCATTATTTCACTATAACTTCTAAGCATACTTACTTCCTTTACCTCTCCCGATATCATCAATATCGTTTAATTCAGAGATTTTAAATCTTATTCTTTGCCATTCTCCATTTTCCCATACATAAAACTTTTTATTCTTATCCATACAATCTGCTATATTAAAAGCTATGTTATATGTTAATTCTCCATTGCTGATTTTTTGTATTGTTATTGTTTTTAAATTCATCTTTTTAACTTTTCCAATAGTGGTTTCAGTGATTTCCTTCTTGTCATGGAATGTTCTTTCTACAATTTTAATTTTGTCTCCTTCCTCCATAGTTACCATCCTTTCATTTAAGAATTTTTATACTCAACTTTTAACCATGCCAATTTTGATCTAAGAATTTCAATTTCTGACCTGAGATTATTAATAGCATCTAATGCTACAAAATAAGAACTTTCTGCAACATCTCTTTCCAGCCTTAATTGTGATACTTCTTCATTCCCTTTAGCCAATTCCATCACTAAAGTAGTAGGATATTTTTCTAACTTTAATTTTAAAATTTCCTGTGCTTGTCTTACTCTATAATTCTTTTCTGTTTGTGCCTTTTTAAGTCCTAAGGTTTTTAATTCCGTATTCCCTCTTGTTAATGCTTGTCTACATTGGTCCAGTTGATTAAATACTAATTGTGGATTGCTCATATTGCTTCTACCTCTTTCTTCTTTACAGATTGTATAAGCTCTTTGCCCTTTTTACCTCTTTTAAACCTATAATAAATAGTATTTTGTTTTAATCCGCTAATATCTGACCATTTTGAAATTGTATGTTTTACTCCATTTATTTCTAAAATATTATTATTAGTTCTGTTATTTTGTTGTTCTTTATTAGTTATCCATCTACAATTGCTTGGTTCATAGTTCCCATTAACATTTTTTCTGTCTATTGTTAAGTTTTCTTTATAACCATTAGATAATGACCATGCTTTAAAATTATTAAACCCATTTTCTCCTAGCCATTCATCGCAAATCTTTATTCCTCTCTCACCATAATTTTTATATTTTTTATTTTTTGTATAATAACATCTACATAACCACATTGAAGTTTTTCTTTTTGAGTTAGATTTTTCTTTTTTAATTATTATCAACCTTCCAAATCTTTCTCCTATAGAACAGTTAGTTTTACTCATTCGCTCTCCTCCATTTCTCTTTTGAAATCTATTGCAGCTTGATGTAATGCTGCATTTATATTTAAATAATTTAATGTTTCTTTGCTTTCTTGGACTATTTCCGCTGCTCTTTTAGCTAGTTTTATATTAATGTCCATCAATCACACTTCCAATCCAGCTTAATGTCCTTTAATACTAAAGCTAATTCACTATAAGTTAATCTTTTTGCAAACTTTTTACCGTTCTTTTCATCTGTTAATATAATAGTAACTTCACTAAATTCATTCTTATTATTTTTCATAGCTTCATTCCTCCTTATAATTTTTATCATAATAATTGAAAATACACTCTGTATGCTTTTGATAATATCCTAGTTCTTGTTGAATCCTATTTTTTAATAGAAATATTGCTGTTTGCATTTTTTCTGATTTTGTAATTTCTAAATAGTCCTCAATATCAGTTTTAAAAGTATATGTCCAAATTAATTTTTGTGGATGATGAATCTCTTCTAAACCTTTCTTCCAAAATCTTCTCCCATGTTGCCAAAATTCTTTAGCCTTTGAATGTAAATAGTTTTCTGTTTCATTAGTCACATCATAAAATTTAAAATATGGTTTTCCATTTGGATTTTCTAAATCAATTGTTATTTCAACTACTCTTTGCATTTTTACCTCCCTACAAAATCAAGATTTTTAATTTTTTGCATTTTATCTGAATAAAAGAATTTTAATGTTCCAGTTTTTCCGTTACGTTGCTTTGCTATTATCCATTCCATTATGTTTTTATCTTCTGTTTCCTTGTTGTAATATTCATCACGATATGCAAATACTATTAAGTCTGCATCTTGTTCTATGTTCCCGCTTTCTCTCAAGTCTGACATCATCGGTCTTTTATCTCCTCTAAGTTCTACACTTCTTGATAGCTGGCATAGTAGAATAACATTTATATCTATTTCTTTTGCTAGTAATTTAAGTTGCCTTGTTATTTCTCCAATATCTACGCTTCTATTCCCTGTAGTTGGTATATCCATTAATGTAAGATGATCTATAATTAATACATCTAAACCATAGGCTTGTTTTATTGACTTGGCTTTAGCTTTTATAGTTAAAATGTTTTGGTAGCTGCTACAATCAGTAAAAATATTATTTCTTTGTGCTAATTCACTAAATGTAATAGCTATTTTTTCAAATTCTCCACTAGATAATTTCCCAGTTTGAAGTTTTTGCGATTCTATATCACTCATATAAGATAATCTTCTAACTCCAAGCTGTTCTTCTGTCATTTCCATTTCTACTATGGCAACTTTTTTATTTTCTTTGGCTAGTCCATCTGCCATATTTAAAGCCATAAGCGTTTTCGTATAATCCATATTTTCATATGGTACAGACTATCTCTTAATCCTTTAAGGATTCCTTGCGCTTCGAACGGTAGCTTATCTTCCGTCCTACGAGTTAAACTCTAGTCGTTACACCTTCCTATTTCTAGGCTTGGCACGGTATTAGCATATTGCATCATTATAATTTAGATATTTGCCCATCTATCTTTGCTTCTAACTCTTTCAATTGTTCTATGATGAACATTATATATTTGAGCTAAAACATTTGAAGATAATTTGCTTTTTCTTATATCCAACACTTTAGACTTATCAAGTTTAATATTTGATTTAAGCTGATTATTTTCTTGCTGCGACATAAGTTCTAAATTATTCAAATTATTATCTCTTTTAACTAAGTTTTTATGGTTTATAGTCATATTTTCAGGAATATCACCT